CTACTGAAGTATACGCAACAAGCAATGTCTTGTGGAACGCTACCAGCCCCACCTCTACAGAGTTTACACTTGGTGGCTATACGCACGTTAATGGCTCTGGCGAAGACTACATCGCCTACCTCTTCGCAAGCCTCCCCGGTATATCTAAGGTGGGGAGCTTTACTCACTCTAATGGCTCAAACACAACAGTTGATTGTGGCTTTACCAGTGGCGCTAGGTTTGTTCTTGTGAAGCAGACCGACCTTGCAGATGGTTGGTTTGTGTTTGATACTGAACGTGGCATAACAGTCTCTGATAGCCCTAGACTATTCTTAAACAGTACAGCGAGTGAGTTTGGTGCTTCTTATATAGAACCTGTAAGCTCAGGTTTTATCATTAAAAATAATTTCTGGTCTGCGGGTGACTACATCTTTTACGCAATAGCATAACAAGGAGAACACAACATGTATGCTAAAATAAACGGTGGAACAGTAGTAAAGTTCCCATACACATTCGGTGATCTACGCAAGGAACACCCTAACGTATCATTCCCTAAGAACATCACACAGGGTGTCATGCAGAAGTATGGCATGGTGGGTGTCCTAGAGGGGCCAAAGCCTACACCTACAGCCTACCAGACAGTTAAGCGTAATGCTCTACCTACACGTCCTGTCATTGGTCAGTACACAGAAGATGATGCACCTATGCCTGACATGGTTGGTGAAGACATTATCGCTGGTTACTGGATGATTGGCTACACTGCTGTAGATATGTTCGCTGACACTACAGATGAAGATGGTGTAACAACCACTAAGGCTGAACATGAAGCTGCATATCAGGCTACACTTGATGCTAAGGCTGCTACAGCTAATCGTAAGACACGTGATGAGCTTATTGCTGAGACAGATTACTTAGCTTTGTCAGACAATACACTCACTACAGAGATGGCTACATACCGTCAAGCACTGCGTGACATTACAAGCCATGTCAACTGGCCTAATCTTGATGAGGCTGATTGGCCTACTAAGCCATAGTATAATGCTCTGTGTCCTTGCCTTTGTTTCGTTCAATCATGCTTGGACACAGGGTGGTAACCAGCTGTTTCAATACTGTTACTACGACTGTGGCCTTAAGAAGAATGGCTTGTGGTACGACAGAGTATACAGGGTAAGCTACACATATAACTGCCCTATTGAGATTAAGTATAAGTGAGTAGAAGTATGGACAAGGTAAAACTCCCTATTGCTCTTGTTGTAGCTATGGCTGCTCAACTTGCTGCAGGTGTTTGGTGGGTGTCTCAACAGGCTGCAACTATTGCAAGCTTAGAGGAGACTGTCAGTCAGCTTGGCTCACGTATGGCTATAGAAGATAACGTTAATCTTAAGCGTGATGTCTTAGACAATAAGATGGAGTTGCAGTACTCTTGGTCAGAGATAGAAGAACTCTGGGAGGAGTTAGATAGTCTAACAAGAACCATTGGTCAGATCACTAAGTTACAACAACGTGTAGCTCTTGTTGAAAACGAACTGAAGTACATCAACCGTGACCACAGCAAGCTTGTAGACGATAATGATTGATCCATTTACAGCTATGGCAGCGGCTACTACAGCTTACAATGGTATCAAGAAAGCTATATCCGTAGGCCGTGAGATTAGTGCTATGACGGGTGCAGTCTCTCAGTGGTCTAAGGCTGTAAGTGACCTAGACTTCCTAGAGGACAAAGCCAAGAACCCTCCTATGTACAAGATGTTTGGTGACAACCAATCTAATGCGTTGGAGATATGGTCACAAAAGCAGAAGCTCAAAGAAATGCGTGAAGAGCTTAAGGCTCACATCTCTTGGACGTATGGTCCTAGTGCATGGGACGAGATAGTACGCATAGAAGCACAGCAACGTAAAGAACAACGTGAGCTAGTCTATAAGAAGCAAGAGTTTATAGACAAATGTATTAACTGGGCTGTAGGTATTGCAGTAGCACTGGCGGGTGCAGGAGCTTTAATACTAGCTATGTACTTCTTAGGTGTGAAACAAGGTAAGTGGTAACACTTGACAAGTGTTAAAAAATATGGTATAATATAAAGAACACTTTATTAAAAGTAACTACAGGTAATAAAGAACATGAGTCAGATTACAATTACAAATGATGAGCTTGAAGCCATGCTTGACCGTGCCGCCCGTAAGGGAGCTAAGGAAGCACTGCGCTCCATAGGTTTACTTGATGATTCCGCACAGAAAGATATAACCGAAATGCGTAGCTTACTGGAAGCTTGGCGTGATACTCGTAAGTCTATATGGACTACCGTGATAAGAATTACCACTACCGCTGTACTTGTATTTATTGCAGGCGCTGTATGGATGAATGTAAGTAAGTAAGGGCAAAATATTATGGCAGGCGAATTAACAATACAACAAAATACGGATGGTACTGCTACCATTAACTTTCCCGGTGGAGGTAGTCATACTGTAGGTACTGCAGGGGATACTTTATCGACTAACGTTTCTGCACTGCAAGATGCTTATGGAGATAGAATTGGTAATGTTACGTCATCTGACATGACAGGAGCAGTACAAATATCAAATGCTAAAGCTGCCCAAGCAATTGAACAGGCGCAGGTAGATGCAGCCAATGCAGCTTCTAGTAATGTACCTGCATGGGTAGACCCTAACTACGGATATGATGTAAATAACCCACGTAAACCTAATATGCGTGAGATGATACAATTAATTGGGGGGAAAACTTTAGAAGAGTTAATTAACTCTGGTGAAGACCTTAGTGACATTAATAGCCTAGCATCTAATTTATTGTACGGTAGCGTAGGTTCTAATATAGACACTCGTGACTTTGGCGCTATCACGGCTGCATCTACTGATCCTATAACAGGAAAGATTAATGCTAACAAATTTGTAGCCGCCACACAAATTGCTACATCACAAATGTATGGTGGTACTACGGTAAGCTATCAATCAGGTGGCTATCAAACAGATGAAGCGGGTAACACTGTAACAGACAATGATGGTAAACCTGTATTATTAGACCCTGCTTTATACGTTGTTGGTGGTAACGGTACTATTCTCACAAGCCTCTCTACCAATGCAGAACAAATGTCTTCTACCCTACAAAACTTTGGTGTACAAGACATGTCGTGGGTAGACACTGTAAGTCCAAACATGGGTAATGCGTTAGTTAACTATCAATCTGCTTTTGATTCATTGAAAGAAACGTACAATCCCTATGCAGACTATCAAGATTTATTTAACGTACAGGGTTTGACTACTGGTGTATCTCCTACAATTGATAACTTTAAAATTGTATCGGGGCAAACTCTGAGTGGCACAGGTGCAGGTACTGAAACTACACAAGTAGGAACGGAAGCTACCCAAGTTACGGGTGATCAAACTCAACAACAGCAAACAACTACAAGTAACGATGCCGTATCAATGGCTGCTAATGAAGCTATAATGACGCCACAAGATTTACCACAAACTGTATCGTATCAAATGCCTCAGAACTATACTGGCTCTGGTTATATGCCGGGTGGTACAGGTACAGGTGCAGGTATGGGTATGGGTACTACTACTATGGCACCTATGACAGGTACATTTACTAAACCTGCAGGTTCAGGCATGTTAGGTGGTCAACAGTCTCAGCAATATACATTAGGTCAGACGGGTACACAAACACCACAAGTAGCTCAACCACAGCAAGCTGAAGTACGTATGTACCGTAATAACGCAGGCATGACTACTAGCATTACTTTTATTAATGGTCAACCGCAGACACCGATTCCATCTGGTTTTTATCCCGTAGGTAGTCAACCTGCAGGTCAAACCCCCTATACGCCACAGGCACCTCAAGTTCAAACACCTACTGTACAAACACCTGTACAAACTCAGGCACCAAATGTCAATGTTCCTACCGTACAACCCGTTACAGGTTATATGCCTCAGTTTAATATGAACCAAGGTGGCATTGTCCCATCTGGTCCTATGACATCTACTCCTATGTTTGGTGGATTTAAACCTGAAGCAATGCAGCGTATAGCTAATGGGCTAGGCTACAGTGGTGACATGTCAGGTTTTGATCAGTATCTAAGTAGCAACCCAGACAAACAACAAAAGATGAATGGCTACATGGAAAGTGCACGTAAGATGGCTGAAGGTGGCTCTGTACTAAAAGCTCAGAGTGGTGTAGATGTAACAGGTGCAGTTAATGCAGGCAATACTACAACTGTAGATATGCAGCAGTACGATCCTCGTGTACTAAACCAACAGTACATCCCACAGCAACCTGACTTTTCTGGTCAAGATATTACACAGGTACAAGCTGGTCTCGCTAAGACACCGGGCCTACCTACTGGTGCAACTGTAGTACCTACAGGTACACAGCTTACAGCTGGTCAATTGGTCTCTCCTTACTCCGGTCAAGTTGCAGGGTCACTGGCCTTACCTACGGCCCTTGCAGCCACTGAACAGGCTATGATGCCCATGACAGGCCAAGCTGCACTTACCTCTCCTGTAGAGGCAGCAGGTGCAGTCAGAGCATCTGTAGATCAAACGCAGGCTGCACAGCTACAGCAAGTAGCAGGTATTGCCGCTGCACAACAAGAGACTACATCCGTAAGTAACCTACAAGCTGCGCAGGGTACAGGTATTCTTATGAATAACCCTACCCAACGTCAGATACAAGATGGTGAGCTTATTAGTGCGGCAGCTAATGCACAAACTGCAGCTGCCTTCAATGAACAGATACAAGCTGCAACGGCAGAGCCTTCCACTAAAGCTACTGTACAAGGTCAGCTAGAAGGTTTGATGGCTCAGTTTGAAGGTGGTGAAACACCTGCGTGGGCTGCAGGTTCTATGCGTAATGCTATGGCTACATTGTCTGCCCGTGGTTTGGGTGCCTCTAGCTTGGCAGGTCAGGCTGTAATACAGGCAGCTATGGAATCTGCGCTACCCATTGCACAAATGGATGCACAAGTACAGGCACAATTTGAAGGTCAGAACTTGTCAAACCGTCAGCAACGTGCTATGCTTGCTGCACAACAACGTGCTCAGTTTCTTGGGCAAGAGTTTGATCAAGCGTTTCAATCTCGTGTAGCTAATGCCGCTAAAATTAGTGACATTGCAAACATGAACTTTACTGCCGAACAACAGGTAGCCTTAGAAAACTCTCGTATTGCAAATACTATGGAGCTTACTAACCTATCTAACTCACAGGCTATGATACTAGCGGAAGCATCTGCACTAGCTAACCTAGACATGCAGAACTTGAACAATCGTCAACAAGCTTCCGTACAAAACGCACAGAACTTTTTGCAGGCTGATCTTACTAACTTGTCTAATCAACAGCAGACTGAGTTGTTTAAAGCACAGCAACGTGTACAGTCTTTGTT